GCAGGCGATCTTGCCCGTGGTGCCCGTCAGGCCCGACTCAAGCGGGTGGCACAGCACGACCGGGAAGCCGAGGAACTGGAGGCCAGCCCCTCCGGCCACGTCGGCCGCGTTGTTGCCCGCGGTGCTCACCATGAGGCGAAGCATCGAGGAGCCGTAGCCGGCCGGCGAGATGTACCACTTGGCATTCCGCCGGGCGTACAGCGGCAGCTTGGCCACCGTGTTGGAGAAGTCCGCCAGGAGCAGCTCCTCAAACTGGTCGCGGCTGGAAGTCGCCTGATAGATGCTGGCCGAGTGGGTGCCGTCGTTGATGGCGACCGCGACACCCGTGGTGCCGTGGTAGTTGCCACCGTTGCCGGTCCCGATGAAGCCGCTGTTGTCGAAGGCTTCGGCAAACGCCTGAGCCACCTCGACCGCCATCGCGTCCGCGAGGTCGATGACCGAGTCCTCAACCAGCGACATCGGAACGCGGTTGTCGACGCCCCACAGCTTCGCGACCAGCTGCACGTTGTCGAAGGTGACGTTCGTCGAATCGGGGGCAGCGTTCTCGCCGATCGGCTTTGCCGACAGGCCACCGACGCGGCGGGCGATCAGCAGCGTGTCGCTGTTCATCGTGACCGTGCGAGCGTTGGCCGGGAACGCGCCGAACTCCTCAACGAGCCGGATGATCTCGCTGGACAGTTCGGGATTGGCCAGGACACCGCCGAGCGAGTTGATGCCGCCAGCCTGGGCACGGCTCTCGACGCCGTGATCGAGGCACCACCGACGGGCCTCCTCGTCACCCAGCAGCGAAGCCTTGATGCTCATGCCGGCACGATAGGCACGCTCTTCGGACTTGAAGCCCTTGAGGGGGCGATGCGACGCGGGCACGGCGAAAATCTTGCGGCTTTCCACGGCGGGAGCCTCCTCGGGGGTGACAGTCTCGATCTTCTTGGCCGGGGCACCGCGCTCCAGCACGGCACGCAGTTCGACTTCCTTGGCCTGCACGCGGGTCAGGAACTCGATCCGCTCGCGGAGCTTGTCGGCACGAGTCTCGAGCGACCGCAGGGACGCCTCCTGCTCCTCAGACATCGGAGCGGCGGCCTCTTCGCCCTCGGGGGCGTCCTCAGTCATCGCGGACATTTCAGCGACAACAGCGGCCAGTTCGTCGAGCAGTGCCTTGATCTTGTCCACGGTGTGGGCTCCTGTGTTCGGGCTGCGGCGTCAGTCGCCGTCTATCCCGAAACTACGGGGCGCACCTTCAAACCATGCAGTTACGCACGGTCGGCAGTAAAAGACTTCCGCCTGATCACGGTGCCGTGGATGATCTGCTTGTCGGTGTTGCCACACCGGCAGCACCGCAGATAGCGAGTCTGGTATTCGCCAGACCGCTGCGACGACGCCACCGCTAGGCGGCCATCTCGACAACGAGGGCAGGAATCGCCACTAGCGGCCATGCGTGCGGAGATACTTGCGGAGGTCTGCGGCCTTTTTGGCTGCGGCGATAGCACGTTCGCTGTTCGCGAATTGCGAAACACGGAAGGCGTCGAACGACCGCTGGGCCACGGTGCAATCTGCATCTGGGTACGCGGGAAAACAGACTGGACCCAAATCTATCAACGAGTCCACTCGCGTCACCGTGCGAATTGACCGCCCTTCCTCAACGCTCCAAGCTTCGCCGCCGGGTGCGATCTGGAACGAGAACGACGAGCCGCGCACGATTCCCGCTTCGATGTTTGAAGCGATGTCGCGGCCGTAGGTCGTGTCGGGCACCGGGAACTCATACCGCAGTCCGATCTCGTCTACGTTCATCCGCAGCGTGCCGGGATAACGCGCCAGCGGGTAGTTTGCATCGTGGTTCCAGAGAGCGCGAGTTTCGAGCGGCTTCTTCCGCCCGCGCCGCTCGGCAACGATGCCAAACGCACCGGGATCAATCCGCTCAACGAAGTCGCCCAAGTCCAGCGAGTTGACGCCGAACTTCGCAGCGTAGCCAACGATCCACTGGCGCTCGCTGCCATCCTCGGCACTGCGGCTCTCAACCGCCAGGAGCGGCACCGCCGACTCCACCTCGTCAATCGCCAGCGCCCTGCGTTCGATGTTGCCCATGATGCTCCTGCCTTCCTCGTCTGCGGCGTTCATTTGTTTCACCAACTTGTTCGCCCAATCCTGCCCGGGGTCTCCGCCCCATAGTTAAAGCGCCCAGGCGATGCGGCCGGCCGACGGCCAACCTTCTTCGCCTGGGCGGTAGCCCTTTCCTTGCTTGTCGATCTCGTGCCTGTCGAAGTACGCCTTCATTCGGCGTGCCGTCTCTGGGCTGATCGTCACTCCGTTGCTCAGGTCGCGAGCGCGGGCCACGCCGACTGCCGTGCCGCCGCGTCCGTACTCGCTTCGCCAATCAAGTCCCTTCTGTGCCTCTGACCGCACGCCCGCCGGGGGCGTGAAGTCGATGTGGTCGTACTTAGCCACGCTTCCGCCCCTTCCGCCTGGGCTTGCCGTAGTCCTTTTCCTCAACCGGGGGCGGCTCTGGCAGCGGGTCGATCTTCGTGAGCGTCGCCACCTTGTGCCCGACTTGCGTCTCGGTCGCACGCCATCCGCCGGCCACCTCTTCGTAGAGCGTGATAAGTGCAGCCGGGTCTTCCTCGCTCGCCTCGATCTTGAAGTCGGTGCCTGGGATGTCGAGCGTGCCGTAGTCCATCACGTGATCGATCCGACCGCGAGCACGCCCGCCTGAAGAATCCCACGAAACGAAGTCGCCCTCTGCGACGCTGCCGGGGGCGGCACGCGAAGCGGCTTCCTCCGCGACCGGCAAGGGAGCGGGATCCACGGGCTCGGGCACCGGATCGCCATCAGGCATCACGACCGGAGTCGAGTTCGTGCCAGCGATGATGGCGTCGACGGTCGACTGCGGGATGCCAGGGAACGCCGCAGCGATGATTGCCTTTGCCCCCATCTCGTTGAGGAGCCCGGCGTTGTATTGAGCCACGATCTCCAAGAGGCTCGAAACCTGTGCCCCGTTGAGCGACACGTCCGCAATCTGCGGGCCTTCCTCGACCGCGAGTTCGGGCGTCGCCTCCGCGGGCGTCTCGTCGACAGTGATGACTTCCTCAACCACCGGCTCCGGCTGGGCTGCCGCCTTCGTCAGCGTGGTCATGTTCAACTGCACGAACCGCTCGTCACCACCCTCGACGGGGTTCATGTTTTCGGCGGATCGGATGTCGTTGACGCTCAGGACTCCGAGCGTTGCCATCTGCGAGTAGTACGCCGCCCGGCCGGCAGCGTCAGCCCGCAACGCACCGCGCGTGTCAAACTCCGCAAACAGGTCGCCATCCGCAATCAGATCGCGACTGATGGCCGACTCAATGCGGCGCAACCACGGCATCAAGCCGTTCTGCAGGTAGTCCAGCGACTGCTGCTCAATGTTTGAATACGAACTGCGGGACAGGTCGCCGACCAGGTGCGGCGGCACGCCGTAGAGGCGGCACACCTCTTCGACTTGAAATCGGCGGGCCTCGAGGAACTGAGCCTCTTGGTTGTTGCCGCCGAGTTCGTTGACCTTCAGTCCGCCCTGCAGGACCGCAGTCCGGTGCGCCCGGTCAGGGCCACGGTGGGCACGCTCCCACTGGTTGCGCGTGTTCTCGGCCGTTTCAGGCGACAGCATCTGATCGGTGGACAGCACGACGCCAGGCCGGGCACCATTGCCGAAGAACGCAGCGCCGTGGATCTCGCACGCCCGCGAAAGCCCGATCGCGTCCTTCGCCAACTCAACCGGCACCAGGCCGTTGACGCCGTCATCCGACAGCCATCGAAGCATCATGATCGCGTCTTGAGCGTAGACGGTGCTTTGCCCCGAAGCCTCGCGATACGTGTACCGCAGCCGGCCATTCTCGACGCGGTCTACCTTCATCCGCGATGGGTGGAGCACCACCAGTTGCGTCTGTTCCCCGGCCCCGCCAATTTCCACGAACGCCTGCCCGTGCGTCAGCAGGTGGAGCATCAGCTGCTCACGCCATTCGTAGGAAGTCTGCCACGAGTTTGGGGTCGTGTGCAGTACACGATACAGGGGGTGCTCGCGGGCGAGTTCCTTGCCACCATCCGGCAACCGCCGGTAGAGGTGAAGAGGCAGCCCGGCCACGCTTGACGACAGGACGCGAACGCAGGCCAGCACGACCGTCGAACGCAACGCCGTCTCAGGGTCGATCCGCACGCCGGCAGCGTT